TTCAACACAACGGTTTAACGCACGCTGTTTGATATCAGGATATGATACACGACCATAGAAATCGCGCCACCATACGAAACTATCATAGTCACGTTTCCATGACATGAACTTATAGTCGTATGATTTATTCATGGCTGTACACATCCTTTGTTCCACGTAGCCAGTAGTAATATGCCCACATGCTATCAATGTCATGCTCATACAGATAGCGAACCCATGCATTCACATGATTGTCAAACATATCAACCTCCTAGCGTACATAAAGACAGACACAACGGCATTGTCACTGCGAGTTGTGGCATGCAACCAATGAACCAATGGTTGTGTCTGTCCTATCTACACTAGACTATACTGGCGTTTGCTATCTCAATGATTTAGACCAGTGTCATAGTGGCAGATTAGTTGAGGTTCGTATTGACAGGCGCACCTGCAACCTTGGCACTATCGATTGCCTTGGTAGCAGCGGCCATCAAAGCCGTGGCCTTGTCCTTGACATCGGCCGGGATAGCAATGCCGGTCTTGTCGCTTTCAGCGTCCATTTTGGTGACAGCCTTGACGACGATAGCCAGCAACTTCTCGTAAGTCATTGCCGCTGGCGTCCGAACATCTTGCGCTTGGAAGCTAGGCAGCGACAATAGATCAATCTTGCCCTTAGCTTCACCAAGCGAGTAATGATCCTTGGCCATAGCTTGCTTGCCCTTGATCATTGAGAAACCGGGCAAACCATCTTCCTTTGACTTTAAGCTGAAGGCGATCCAAGCCTTCTCAACGTCGCCGTCAGCATACGTGGCATGTTTACCGAACCAAACACGCAATGCTGTCTGATCATTGACACGCAAGCCACGATAGAACTTGTTCAACGCATGGCATTCACCAAACTCAGCCACATGAAACAACGTCATGCATGCAGCCTGATGCAACACAACAGCCATTGTGTTGTACTTGACGATAGTTGACGCAATGAATGCGCCAAGTTTCTTGTTGTCCGACGCTGTGATAGTGAGATCAGCACCGGGCACTGTATTCTGTACCTTTTCCATTCTCGTATTCTTTCATGTTACCATGACACAAGCGTCATGTGCTTTAGGGCTTTGGTAATGGTCACGCTTGCTAGGCGTTGTTATGTAAACCCGCATTGTCAGACTGACGCCCAAGCAATGCAGATGAACCAAACCTTACCAAATCTCTTTAGATGAACGCTCAAGCTAATGAACGCTGGTCAATCCATTGTCCGCACATACATGTGCATAGGATTGGCCCTCAATATCTTAGCGAGGTTGTTTCCACCACTCGCCTACCACACGTCTTAGGTGCGAACCAAGCGCTACGCCACCTCATGCCTATGTGTCATTGCCAGCTTGCCGTATATGCCGCTACTGGCCTTCTCCACATAGGACTTACAGAACTAAGAACGTAGCCCGGTAACCCAAAAGCATATGACGCTTTCAAAGGACGAACTAATACCCATAATAAGGCAGAATTAAGGCAAACCGCTACGCTACAAAATTTTTGGTCACGCATTGTCAAACTCGTGAAAACGCATTGAGCAAATGAACGCACATGCGTGTAGCAAGAACCATGCCAAGAATGAAAACAGGTGTTTGTTCACTCAACGTTCATGCATTGCCAAATCGAAGTAGCTGACCACTGGCAGGTTTCTATCAAAAGCTAGGCCGTACTACATCCGAATAAGGCAGCCATTTTAGGGCCATCCTTGAGCCAGCTACGATTAGTCATAATCTCACTAACGTTACGATTAGTCACTTCGCTTGGATATTAAGAGACCATTGGTCACTAACACTCCCCAAGGTACAACTAAGAAGACAACATGAGATGGACCATGTGATACTAGGCACCAGTATTTAACCAAGTGGTTGAATAGACACATGACCTGGTGACGAGTAATAGTTGATTGTTATTGTCAACATTTAGTACAGTGTACGAACAAAGCAATTGCTACAAATTATAGCCAATGCTATATTGATTGAAACCCCTCCAAGGGGGTTATGGGGTCGACTTATGATGTGCATTGACTCATCTAAATTTCTCACCAAAATGTTTAGCATTGAAAATGCTAAAGCATATGAAACTACGTTTCCTATTCCTACGAATGAAATTTATGACGAAGATTTATTATATGTAATTATAAGTAGTTACATATTTACTCTCTGAATTTCTAGTAACATTTAGTGGACTTGGGGTATACTATATACTATATGGTTATAGTTTATATAACCTGTATGTATAATGTCCATATAGTTTACTGCGTAAACCATATGGTGTAATCGTCTACAGTAGATTATAGTAGATATAGATAATATATAGTAGGTATATAGTATACCCCACATACGGAGATAAAATTTATGGCGGTTGATGTTACGCTACAGGACGTACAGTCGAGGTATCAGACTGACGTAATCAATAATAACTTCCAAGCAATTGAGACAGCGTTAACAGATGCTGTATCTCGGTCTAGTGTCGCTCCTAATCAAATGCAAGCAGACTTAGACCTTAACTCACATAAGTTACTTAATGCTGCTGAGGTTGATACACTCCTGCTAAAAGTTGGTGGTGTCAGCATTGCTAGTGGTGCATTAGCTGTTGGTCCTATGGGTAACAATGGCTGGTCACCTTCATTCGCCATTGTGAATGACTCTGCTCGTAGAGTTCTTCAGCTTAAGTCATATGTAGGCGGACAAGGTACACCTCCTACCGATAATATTAACTTCTATGTCGGTAGTACAGGTATGACTAGCGTACTCGCCAATGGTGTTGACATTCGTGGTGCTGCTGGTGCTGGTAGTGGAGATATGACTGTAGCAGTATATGATGCTGCTGGTATAGCTCAGCAAGTTGTAGGTACTACAGCTACTCAGACCCTCACCAATAAAACTCTAACTTCTCCTGTCATCAACAATGGTACAGCAACTACTCAAGCTCCCGGTGATAATGATATGAGTATTGCTACCACTGCATTCGTTACTGATGCTACCACCAAAGAAACTACTCAACGTAGTGTTGTTACCACAACTGATACATTAGTTCTGGCTGATGCTGGTGGTTTTGTAGAATATAATAATGCTTCTACAATTACTGTCACAGTTCCTCCTAACAGTTCTGTAGCATTCCAGTTAAAAACAAGAATTGATCTTATACAGCAAGGTGCTGGTCAGGTTAGTGTAGCAGCAGGTGCTGGTGTTACCATTCGTAGTTCTGGCTCTAAGCTTAAGCTCACAGGTCAGTATAGCGGAGCTACTCTCTTGAAGCGTGCAACAGATGAGTGGTATTTAATTGGGGATATTACAACCTAATGTTAACACTTGGTATGCTTCCATCTAAAGGTATTGTAGGTCCATCTGATCCATACTTTGCCAATGTAAATCTGTTACTTCATGGTGATGGTGCTAACCAAGGTACAGTTATTACTGACTCAGGCCCATTCACCAGAACTATGACAGTTGGTGGTGGAGCACATACTTCCACTACTCAATTCCAATGGGGGACTGCTTCGTTAAATGTCAACCCTATTACAACCAATTATGGTTGGATTGTTAATGATGATGTGGGTAATGTTTCTAATGGTACGTGGACAGTAGAGTTTTGGATTAGGCCAGCAACTCTTAGTGGATATATATGTGAATTTGGTAAGCGTAGCACCAATCAAGTTCAGATAACATTAAATGGTTCATCAGGCCGTCTTAAAATTTATTTGCAACAGGGTGCCAATACTATTAATTATGTGGTAGCTACTCCATTAACTACAGGTGTTTGGACTCATGTTGCTATTACATCAATCAGTGGTGTGACTAGAATGTTTGTCAATGGTGTCAATAGTGGTGGTGGTACATTCGGTACATCGTGGTTGTTAGATGTAGGTACAACTATCATGAGTTCGTACGCAAATAGAAATACATCTAGTAGTGATAAACTTAATGGATACATTGATGATTTCAGAGTGACTGGTGGTGTGTGTAGATATGTTTCTAACTTCACTGTTCCTACAGCCGCTTATCCTAATCAGTAGAGAGTGAAGTAAATAATGGATAAAGTAGATAAGAAACTATTTCAAGATAAGAATGGTAAACTACTTACTCAGAGTTTATTCTTAGAATACAACTACAATGTTGAGTATGCAGTTTATACTTTCAACAATGATGATAAGATGTATAAGGATAAGCTCTACCCAAGTTTACGTAAGAGATATCTGGAAGTAGGTGATCCGACAGAATACCAGTTTGCTGTACAGCATCTATTCTCATGGGACCATTGGGTACGTCTCAATGAAAATAAAGAACTTCGTAAAGAGTTTGATAACTGGCGTGATGAACTTGAAGTGAGCTTACGCTCACAAGCTCTCCTAACGATTGCAGATATGACTGAGAACTTTCAGGCTCAGAAGTTTCTTGTTGATCGTGGCTGGGATAAGAACCCTGTAGGCCGTCCTAGTAAGGCTGGTGCACAGAGAGATAAGGCTGTCGAAGATCGTATTGCTGATGAGTTGAAAGACACTCTCACTCGTATGGATCGTGCAGCTAATCGTGGCATCTTTGATGCATAAAGGAAAGTTAGTTATGAAAACTGTAGGTCGCCCTAAAAGTACTAATGTTGAAGTAAAAGCTAAAGCTGGTCCTGACTTAAGTCAGAGTAAAACTGGTCCTTACCAGTATATGTTTGATATGCTTAATCCAACTCCCACTGCTCAGCAGTCCCCTAATATGACTGCTCCGTCAGTCAATAGTGGAAGTTATAAAGGTAACGGTTAATTGGTAGATACAACTCTTTGGTTACAACAGGCACAAGAACGTCTAAAGCGAATGCCTGAGAAGGCCAAAGAGACTAGACTTCGTGCTATAGATGATTTGAATTACTTCGCCCTTCTAGTCAATCCGGGCTATATGTATGGCGAGGTACACAGAGAAGTGTACCGATGGATGCAAGAATACCACTTGTTCGGTAAAGGTGGTAATGACCTGACCACTAACAAACTCATCATGCTCCCTCGTGCTCATCTTAAGAGCCATATGGTTGCAACATGGTGTGCTTGGATCATTACACGTCACCCGGAAGTTACTATCCTTTACCTATCAGCTACAGCAGAACTTGCAGAGACCCAGTTATATGCCATCCAGAATATCTTATCGAGTCGTGTATATCAACAGTTCTTTCCCGAATATATCAATCCTTCAGACGGTCTGCGTGAGAAGTGGAACACAAAGAAAATCAGTGTGGACCATCCAGAGCGTAAGAGACAAGGTGTGCGTGATGCCACAGTTGCTACCGCTGGGTTGACAACCAATACTACAGGTTGGCATGCTGATATCATCATTGCAGATGATATCGTAGTTCCTGAGAATGCATATACAGAGGATGGTCGTGAGAGTGTTAGTAAGAAAGCTAGTCAGTTTACTTCAATTCGTAATCCAGCTGGGTTCACTATGGCCTGTGGAACTCGCTATTTCCCTACCGATATTTACTTCACTTGGAAGGAACAGACCTACCCCATCTACAATGATGAGGGAGAAATAGTAGACAGAAAGCCTGTGTGGGATATTAAGGAATATCCTGTTGAGGAAATGAATGTCTTCATATGGCCTCGTGTCATACGTAAAGATGGTAAAGCATTCGGCTTTGATCTACAGGTCTTAGCTCGTATTAAAGCGGAGTATTCAGATCAAGGACAGTTCTTTGCTCAGTATTATAATAACCCGAATGAAGACTCTACTAATAGAATTAGTTCGGACAAGTTCCAATATTATAACCCTAAGTTTCTTACTAAAGATGGCTCTCGTTGGTTTTACAACGGAAAGCGTCTCAATGTATATGCCGCCGTGGATTTTGCGTTCTCTCTATCTAAGAACTCAGACTTCACAGCGATTGTGGTGATTGGCATTGATAACGAAGATAACGTCTATGTCTTGGATATTAGTCGTTTTAAGACGAACAAAATCTTGGAGTACTTTAAGGAAGTGGCTAAGCTCCACTCCACTTGGCGTTTTTCTAAACTC